AAAATCTTCTTTGGTTACACAAGGTAGAAATTTATGTGTAGCAGAAACATTAAATCACCCTGATAATTATACACACCTTTTATTTATAGATTCAGATATTGACTTTGAGTTTTCTACAATAGAGAAAATGTTAAAAGCTGATAAAGATGTTATCTCATGTCCTTATCCTATGAAGATGTTGGATTGGGATAAAGTATGGAGAAGAATAAACAATAAACAAGACGCCATTACATCTGCACAAGATTTATCGAGAGCAGGTTTTACTTATCCAATTAAAGTAAAAGATAATCATAACATAATAGCTGAGAAAGGTATTATAGAAGTAACACATGCTCCAACAGGATGTATGTTAATTAAAAGAAAAGTATTAGAGGATATGATAAAACAATACCCTCAGTTAGAAATATTTCAACCTACATATATTAATGGTAAAGAAGAGAAAAAACCAAATATGTATAACCTTTTTGATACAATACATGACCCTACAACTAAACGTTATTTTGGTGAAGACTTTGGTTTTTGTCAAAGATGGGGTGATATGGGTGGTAAAGTACATATCTATGTAATGGATGTAATAACACATGTTGGAGAGTTTCAATATTGTGGTAGATTTTATGATGATTTATATCAAGGTCACAGGCCAGCAAAACATGCCAAACCGCTTGACGAAGATACAAAAATCAAATAAAGTGTAGTATTTTCAGGACTTCTATGCCTGCTTTTAACTTTTTTAAATATATAAACTATGACAAGATTCGCAAGTCCACAAGCAGCAGCGCTAGCGCAACAAATAGATCCACAGATGGCAGCTGGAGGAGGACCAACTTCATCTTCAACAATGCCTTTGTTAGCTGCTGGATTAGGAATGCAACAAACTACTTTAGGTGAGAGCGGTGGTATTTATCCTAGACTAGGTAGTTTAAGTTCAAGCATAGACTCTGCTGAACAAGAGTTACAAGGTATTAATACATCTATAGATTCATTACAAAGTCAAATAGGTCAACCTTCGGGGGGACAACCAGGGCCTTTAGATCAGAATACTACAGTGCCATTACCAAGTAAACCAATGTTGTCTCAGTTTGGTCCTAGACCTGCTGTAGATGCACCTGGAGGAATGCAAAGTAATCCGGGTAATTTATTTCAAATGATGATGAGAGGTAGCGGAACTTTTCCAAATTTATTTATGAACTCTAGAGTTGGATTGGCTGATGGTGGTATGGAAATGGACAGACAAGAATATGGATTAGGAAGTATAGTTAAAGGAATTAAAAAAGGAGTTAAAGGTTTAGTTAAAGGCGTAGGAAATGTAATTAAATCTCCTTTAGGATTAGCAGCTATAGGTTTAGGTGTTAATGCTTTTGGGCTACCTTTTGGTCTTGGAGGTAAAGGTTTTTTAGGCAATATTGGTTTACCTTCTCTTTTTAAAAAATCTGTAGGTGAAGGTGCAGCATTAAAAAACTTTGGTAAAGTATTTTTAGGAGGTTCTGCATTAGGAGCATTAGCCGGAATGGGTGAAGAGGAACAAGAAATGATTACAAGAGATGTAAGTTCTTTAAGAAAATACTTAACAGGTTATTATCAAAATTTAGGTTACACTGCAGACCAAATAGCAGAAGCTGTTGAAAGAGATACCTCTGAATATTCATCAGGTCAAGGTGGCTATGCAGACGGTGGTCGTATTGGTTATGCTATGGGAACTGATCAAAAAGTAGAGATGGCATCAGGCATCGAGAGCCTACCTATTAATATTAACCCTAAAGGTGTTAAAGAATTAGACCTTAGAGAAACAGGTGGATTTATTCCTCCAGTTGGTGTAAAAGAAAAAGCAGATGATATCCCAGCGATGTTATCTAATAACGAATTTGTATTTACCGCTGATGCTGTAAGAAATGCAGGTGGAGGAGATATTAATAAAGGTGCTCAACTTATGTATGACACAATGAAAAAACTAGAATCGAGAGTAGTATAATGGCTGTACAACAAACACAAGTATTACCACCAGAGTTTATAGAGGCAGGCGGTAAAACTTTTTTAGACATGCTTTCAAAAGCAGTCGGTGGTTATTCAGGTGCTGATCTTTCTAAAGTATTTGGTCCACAATTTGTAGCAGGTAAAGATAAGTTACAACAACAAGCAGAAAATTTAGCTGTTTCAGGTATTGGTGCTTATCAACCATTTTTAAATCAAGCTCAACAAGCTCAACAACAAGCAGGTGTATTAGCAGGACAAGCAGGTCAGTTTATGGGACCTAGTGCATACAAACAATTTATGTCTCCATATCAACAAGATGTTATTGACACAACTCTTGCTGAATATGATGTCCAAGCTCAAAAAGGAGCACAAGGTGTACCAGCAGCAGCGATTGCAGCAGGTGCTTTTGGTGGTGGTAGAGAAGGTGTACAAAGAGCAGAATATCAATCTACATCAGATAGAAACAGAGCAGGTATACAATCACAATTATTACAACAAGGTTTTGGCCAAGCTCAAAATGCTGCACAACAAGCTTTTCAAAATCAACAACAACTAGCTAATCAACAATTAGGATTAGGTCAAGCTGCTTTAGGACTAGGTGGTGCGCAACAACAATTTATGGGTCAAGACATTGGAGCTCTTTCTAGTTTAGGTGCACAGAACCAAGCGCAGAACCAAGCACAATTAACAGCTCAACAACAATTATTACAACAACAACTAATGCAACCTTTAACTGCAGCTAATCAATATGGTTCAGGGGTAACTAGTTTAATATCAGGATACCCAGGACAAACACAACAAACATTCACTCCTACTCCTGGAATAATGCAAACAGCTTTAGGAACAGGAGCAACTCTAGCCGGCATATACAAAGGTTTTGGACTAGGGGGATAATGAAAACATTAAGACGACCTATGTTTAGAAAAGGTGGTAACGTCGGTGACGGTATCATGACTGGTATTGTGGACAGAAGTAATTATAAGGTAGGATCTACTAACCCTGCATTAAACGTTGGAGAACAAGATATTGCAGATTACATTTCTTTAATTAGAGGTGGTGGACAAGACATGAGTTCTGATCCTGCTACAGACTTCTTATTACAATTTGGACCAAACTTATTAACTCAAACACCTCAAGGTTCAGGTTTTTCAGGGCTTCTACAAACTTCTGCTGCTGCAGCTAAAGACCCAATAAAAGATTTAATTAAAACTAGAAGATCAAAAGACAGTGAAAATATTGCATTAAGAGCTAAAGCTGTAGATACTTTAGGAAAAGATAATCTTTTAAAAATTAGAGAGCAAGCTAAATTATCTGTAGGACCACAAATGGAAACGGAAACTACAGAAGAATATAATGTAAGATTAAATTCTAAAATGAAAGAGTTTATAGACTCTACTTATAGAAAACCTTCTGATTTTTTAAAAACAGATTCACCTGAAGAAAAAGTATTTAGTTATGCGGAGACTATGGTTAAATCAGGGGACATGAAAGATATGCCTACTGCTAAAAACAGAGCTAACTTTGAACTAAGTGATTTTGATAAGTTAAAAGCCGCAAAAGTAAATATACAATTACCAAGAGCTAAAAAATTATTTTCAACTAAAAGACCTAATTTATTAAAAAGAAATGTTGCTCAAGGTGTATACTATGATGATATTACAGATACCTATACTAGAGTAATTGCTAGAGATGGTAAACTTGAATACGTAAGAGGCATTACATTTGAAGAACTAATACAAAACTAGGAGGCTAAATGGCATTAGAAAATTTTGATCCAGAAGGCTTCATGGGTTTAGCTGATGAAGAATTAGGTAATGAAAGAAATGCTTTTAGTGCAGCTCTAGCAGGTGTAGCTTCAGGGTTAATTAAAGTACCTGAAGGTGTGGTTTCATTAGGAGCAGAGTTAATTGACTTAGGAGCAGGTACAGATCTTGCAACAGACGTAGAAGTATTTTTTGATAAACTAAACCCATTTGAAGAAATAGCACAAGAAAAAGCAGTAGGTAGATTAACAGAAGCATTAGTGCAAATTGGTATACCTGGATCAATAGGTTTTAGTGTTGCTCGTAAGATGGCAACAAAAGCTTTATCAGGTAAAAAAGCAAATAAATATTTAGATCTTAAAAGGCCTGACTTATTAAAAGGTGCGGGTAAAGCTGATGAATTAAATAAAGCAGCTAGAAAAAAAAGATTTGCAGCAGCAGTTGCTGGAGGTGCAGCGGGGGAAACGCTAGTAGCAGACGTTGAAAGTATTGGAAGTATTGGAGATGCATTAGGAGGACCAACAGACTTAGATGATGAAGCTTTAGCTGATTCATCAAAAGATGCTGGTAGAAAATTATTAAACAGGGTTAAGTTTGGTGGAGAGTCTTTGTTTATTACACCGATTGTTTACGGTATAGGTACAGGTATTAAAGCAGCAGCTGCCACTGGTAAAAATATTGAGTTTAGTAATTCTAAATTAGATCAATTTTTTAATAAAATATTTAGTGCGGTGAGAGCAAGAGGTGCTAAACCACAAAAAATATTTGAAGAAAAGATGGCTGAAAAAGGAGCTACAATGGCTGATACAAATGAAGCCATGAAATTAGTCAAAGAGTTTGACAAACCTCTTAACAAAATGTTTCCAACTATAAAAACTACTTTTAATCAATCAACTGGTAAAGAAAAAGCAGAGATACTTGAAACTTTAAATGATGCTATGTTTTCTGGAGATCTGACTAAAGGAATTAAAGATGATGTAGTAATGGATCTTACAGAAAAATTAAAAATAAAAGGATTAAAAAGACCAGAGATTAATCAATTGTTTGGAACTTTAGGTAAAGCAAGAGAAGCGTTTACTACTCTTATTTCTACAGCCACTAAATTAGGCGGAGATATGAAAAATATTACACCATTAAAATCTATCATGGGCCAAAGAGTAAAAGATTATTTAGGTGGCACGTATAGAATATTTGAAGCGAAACCTATACTACCTTTTGTTAGATACACACCAACAGGAGATGCTTATAAAAATGTTAGAGAATTATTTATAAGATATGCAGCTAAATCTGGTAAACCATTTGCAAGTGTTAATCAGGTTGATGAACAGTTAAATAGATTAATTGATACAGCCATAGCAGCCAAGAAACCAAACTCTTTACCTTTTTTTAAATACACATCAAGAACAGCAGAAGCTGATGACACTTTAACTAAAAAATTTTTTAAACAAGTATTAGTAAAAGATGCTGAAGGTAAAGTGTTAACTGGTAAAAGAAGAACGTCAGCTTTGAGAGGAGCTGGTAAAAAAGGTGATATCATAGAACCTATTGGTAAAGGTAGTAAAATATTTAGAGAATTTTTTGGTGAGATGAATGATCCTAGATTTTCATTATACAACGGAATGACAAGACTATCTTCAGTTGCTAGAAAAAATCAAATGTTTCAAAGGTTAGATGATCAAGATTATTTTAGAAAACAAGCCGTAAGAGAAATAGAACAAGCTGGAGGAGTCGTTGCACCAGGGACCAAAGGTTTTTTCTTTGGAACTAGAAATTTAGCAGAGGACGCTTTACCTAATCAAGAAATTGTAAAACTAGATGATTATGTAGCAAACGCATTTAAAGATGATTATGCAGTAAACCCTTTAGCAGGTAAATATACATCGAAAGCTATTGCTGATGGTTTATCAGAGAGTGGTAAAATTTTAAAATTTTTATTTGAACCAAGAAAAGATGCAACAGGCGTCGAGAAACTAGCAACATGGGGTTATCGTAATTTAATTTTATTTCCAAAAGCTGCATCACAGGTAGCCAAAACAATTCTTGCACCGGTAACTCACTTTAGAAACATATTCTCTGCAACAGGATTCTCTGCAGCCAATGGTATCTTTTTTGAAAACCCTGCTGTAGTTGCAAAAGCATTTAATGAAGCTCTTAAAACAGTAGAACCTGGCGCAGGTATTAAAAAGTTTGCATCTAAATATACTCCATACAAATACAGTGAGAAAGATTTTCAAGAAGCGTATAGAAAATTTTTAAGACTAGGTGTTGTTAACTCACAAACAAACGTAAATGATTTTAGAAATATATTAGGAGACATTGGTTATGGTGGTAATTTAAATTTAGAAAAACCACTAGAGTCTATGGGTAGAAAACTTTTAGGTTCAGCTGGACGTGGAGCCAAAGCTGTAATGAAAGGTGCTGAAGATTTATATACAGCTGAGGATGATTTGTTTAAAATAGCTAACTATGCTGTAGAAAGATATAGATTAAAAAATGCATATAGTAGAGCTGGTAGAGAGTTTACAGAGGAAATGTTAGATAATGAAGCAGCTGATATTGTAAGAAATACAGTTCCAAACTATGCTTATGTATCTGATACTGTTAGAGCATTAAGACGTTTACCTCTTGGTACGTTCATGTCTTTCCCATCTGAGATATTAAGAACAACAACTAACATTGGTCAAAGAGCTATTAGAGAAATAAAAGATCCAGCGTTAAGAAACATTGGTATTAAAAGATTACTAGGTATGACAACTGTATTAGCTGCAGCTCCTTATGGAATACAAAAAGGTTTCCAATCGTTATACGATGTAACCAACGATGAATTAGAAGCTATTAAAAGATACTTACCTAAGTGGTCAAAAAACTCAACTATACTTCCAATCAGAGATGAAGATACAGGTGAGTTAAAATACATAGACTTTAGTCATGGTAATGCATATGACGTAGCTATTAGACCATTACAAACTTTATTAAACAATATTCAAAACGGAATAGAAGATGAAGAAGTTTTAATGAAAGGTTTGTTAACAGGTATGTCAGAGGCTGCTGGTGAGCTTGCATCACCATTTATATCTGAAGCTATTTATACAGAAGCATTATTAGATTTAACAACAAGAAGTGGAGTAACAGATGATGGTAGAGATTTATGGACTGATCAAACTCCAGGGGGAGATAAAATAAAAATAGGTATTGATCATCTTGCACAATCAATGCTACCTTTTTCATACCCACAATTAACAAGATTGTATCAAGCAGCTATGGATAAACCATCAAAACGTGGTGAGTTTTTTGAATTACCAGATGAGCTTTTAGGTTTTGCCGGATATAGAGCTGTTAAATTAGATCCTGTAAGATCAATGGGATTTAAAATTGCTCAGTATCAAAGAGGTATTAGAGAATCTAGAGGTTTATTTACAGGTGGTGGACTTGGTGATTCACTATTATCAGGTGGTCCAAAAACACCTGTAGAAGTTATTGATAGATACATAAAAGCTAATCAAGCAAGATTTAATGTACAAAAAGAAATGTTAAAAGATCTTCAAGCTGCAGATTTATTAAATGCAGATGAAGATGAAATATCTAGAGAGTTTAGAGAAAGACAATTAAGAGGAGACTATAACGATATTATAAATGACAGGTTTGATCCTTACTATCCATCGAGAAATATTAGAAAAGAGTTTGCTGAAATATCAGAAAGAATTGGTGAAGAAAATCCATTCGAAGAAGCAGAAGATATTTTACAAGATATAAGAGATGATTTAAGAGACTTATCTTTAGAAGATAATTTTGATATTGATATTACAACATACATAGATGATGATATGTTTTCTGCAGGGATACAAACACCGCCTTTACCAGGTGATGTAACTTCAGCTATGCCTAATCCACAAGTAATACAAACAGCTCAAGCTAACTTAGGTAACGTGCCAAATAATGGAGGATTGACCTCAGTAGAGAATGCTTTATTATCTGAAGAAGAAAAACAAATAAGACTAAGACAACGTGGAATAATTACATAATGCCAAACGGAGACAAACTTAAACCCAAAAATACGAGAGAGCATTTGCTATCTATTTATGGCTACATAACAGGATTAAAAAAAGATGTTAAACACATGCATGATGGTATACACGATTTGGGCGGTAAGATAGACAAGATCTATTGGGTGTTATTGGGTACTGTTGGGGCAGTATCACTTCTGCTGTTAGAGAAAGCTTTAGATAAAGGATTATTTTAAATCCAATCTTTTAAATCTTCACCCATAATTTGAGTTGCAATATTTACTTTGTCACGAAGAGCTTTAACGATTTTTGTGTCAACTGTGTCTTCAGTAATAATATCAATGTAAGTCATTGGATAGTCTTGTCCGATACGATCAATACGTGCTTCTGACTGCAAACGTTTTTCTAAATCATAACCATTAGAAAAATAAATCATTGTACTTGCAGCAGTCAAAGTAATACCATATCCACCTGTTTGAGTTGTGCCTACAAAAAATCTACATTTAGGATCTTCTTGAAATTTTTTTATATTTTCTTGTCTCTCTTCTTGAGGTGTTAAACCATAATAGTCTACTACAATATCATCACTCTCATACTTTTTTCTAATAGTTTTTATAATTGTATCTACGTCTTTTTGATAGTTAGACCATATAACAGCTTTACCTTCTAACTCAGAAAGTATTTCCATAAGTTCTGTTACTCTATGATTAGGTATATCTAATATCTCTCCATCATCAGATGTATAGTGACCACAAGAAATTTGATGTAGTCTCATTAATTGAACCATGACATTATTAGTAGTTAAAGTCTTACCATCAAGTTGTGCCATTGCATATTTTTTCATTTCTTTGTAAACTTTTTCTTGTTGAGGTGTCATAGTAATTTGACGTTTCATAAAAGTTTTAGCAGGTAAGTCTAGACAATCATCTTTTAATACACGCATTGAAAAGGGTTCAATTAATCTAGACAGTTCTCCAAGATTTCTATGACCTGTCACTATATTTACACTTCTAGATCCAAGGTTAATAGATTTCATAATAGAATACCTTGCTCTAAAATCATAAAAAGAATCTGTTTTTAAGAGCCAGGGTTCAAGGAACTCACATTGACTAAATAAATCTAACGGTGAATTAGTTACAGGTGAACCTGTTAGTATTCTTCTGTACTTAGCAAGATCTCTTAATTTTAAAATATTTTTAGTTCTGTTAGCTCCAGGTGTTTTTATACTTGTAGATTCATCTATTGCCATCATAGCATTGTGACAACTTAAAAATCTACGAGCAAACTCTTTACCAAAGTCATAAGAAAAAGCTTCTACATTCATAATTAAAACATGCAACTCTGTACCAGTTTGTAACACAGAATTTATTTTCTTTTCTTGTCCAAGAGTTTTGTCAGAACTTTTCCAAAGAACAACTTTTTTATTTATATAATCTGGTAAGTGAGTAGGTATTTGATCTTCATACCAATTTTTATATACACCTTTAGGTGCAATAAGAAGTAAGCCATTTATTTTACCCTGATTGTATAAATAAGCAGCATTATCTATTAATACCTTAGATTTACCCGTACCCATTTCCATGAAATACGCAAAATATTTTTCTTCGCAAGAACGCTCTAATGCTTTTAATTGATGAGCATAAGGCTCAGTTTTAAATTTGTAGTTAATCATTTACTTTTCTTTCTAAAAGTTTATATAATGTATAGAAAGTATAAAGTCAATGAACAAAATTTATTTAGTACAAGACATTCCATTAGATAGAGAAACCGGTCAACCTAAAATTGATATTACGCCTGCAATAAAATATGGCGAAATTAAGGTTATGTTTCCAAGATTAAAACAAATGCAGTTTTCACCAGGACCATTGGTTTTAGAAATAAAAAATTCTTTAAAAGATTTTACCTCTGATGACTATTTGTTACTTTATGGTGACCCTGCTATTATTGGTGTAGTGTGTGCAGTGGTTTCAGAAATGACAAACGGTAAATTCAAATATTTAAAATACGATAGAACACAAAAAGGTTACTACCCTATTGAATTAAATATTTTTCAAAAGTAGTTGACAACATAAAATTCTCCTATATATACGATAGTGCAAATATAAATTTAAACTATTAAACTATTAAGGAGTAACATGACTATAAATCTTAGGGATCATGCACCTAGTCAGGTGACACAAACAGATCCAGAAAAACTTTCCGAAGAAATACAAAAACTTTTAGACATACAAACTAAAATAAAACATCATGAAGATCTTATTGAAGATTTAAAACAAGATGAAAAATATTTTTCTGAAATTGTAATTCCAGAAATGATGAATGCAATGAATTTAAAAACAATGAAATTAAAAGATGGTTCTGAAATAGAAGTATCTAATAAATTTTATGCCTCTGCATTAGCTGAAAAAAAAGCAGAAGCATATCAATGGCTTCGAGATAACGGACTAAGCAATATTGTGAAAAATGAAATCACAGTAAGGTTTGGAAAGGACGAAGACAACAAGGCGCAGCAATATGCTGACCTTGCAAGAGGTCAAGGTTATGAACCGGAACAAAAAGTTGCTGTTCATGCTTCGACTTTAAGAGTTGCTCTGGAGGATCTCCATATCCGTGGTGGTAAGATTCCTTCAGAGTACTTCAGTACGTTTGATGGTTATAGAACAAAGATAACTAACAAACCTAAATCAACAGACTAACAGACTAACAAGGAGTAAATATGGAAAGTCAAGTAGCAAAGAAGACTAATGCAGGTGCATTAGCAACAATAAATCTCAGAGAGCATGCTGGGAAAGGATCAGAGGAAATTAAGAACGATGATGTTTCAACACCGATCTTAAAAATTCTTCATCAACTTTCTCCAGAGTGTAACGAAAGAGATGCCAAACATGTAGAAGGAGCTAAACCTGGTATGATTTACGCATCAGGTTTTGGTAAACTTATAGATGGGGAAGAGGGATTACAAGTTGTAATTGCTCACTCTCAAACTAAATATCCTGAGTGGCAGGAGAGAGGCGATAGTGCTTCGGCTCCAGTAGCAACACATGAAAAAATTCCTGCTGATGCTACGGAGGAAAAGAACGGAAGATATAGATTACCAAACGGTAACTATGTTGAGAAGACTGCATACTTTTATGTGTTAGCATTGGTAGATGGTGAGCTAAAACCTGCAGTAATCCCAATGAGATCTTCTAATCTATCTCCGGCGAGGGAGTTAAACAACTTTATCAAGAATCTTAGATTCACAGATGATCAAGGTCCGTTTAATCCTGCAAGTTATTCAGCTGTATATAAATTAAATACAGTTGGCAAAACTGCGGGCAGCAAAAGCTGGCATGTTTACAAACCATCAAGAGAAAGAAATCTTGATATGAGTAACAAAGATGATGCAGCAATATTTGAGATAGCAGCAAAACTTCAAGAACAAGTTTTTAAGGGTACTGCTAAACCTAAATATGATGCTAGTCAAAAGAAACAAGACATAGTATAATAAGTTGTTATAACAGAGGCGCTGAAGGGAGACTGGAGGCGCCTTGAATTTATGAAAGATTTTAAAAAATATTTTAGTGGACTAGAAAGAGACTTTGGTTTCTGTAATGTAAACAATGGCTATCATGATCCACAAACAAACAAATTAAAATTTGATCCGGGTGATTATGGTTGGTCAAAAAGAAGTATATCTGAAAGAGATTACGAAGACCACTTAGAGGGTAAACGTGCAATAGGTATACAAGCATGTGATGATAATGGTATGGCTAGCTTTGGAGCAATAGATATTGATCCGTCTGATTATTCTAGTTTTGATATTGGCCATTACCTAAAAGTAATTGAAGATAAAAATCTTCCTGTGGTTCCTATCAAATCAAAAAGTAATGGTCTTCACATTTATGTATTCACCAAAGAAAAAGTACCTGCAACTTTAATAAGAGAGTTTTTACAAAATTTATTATTTTTATTTGGACTGTCATCAAAGACAGAAATATTTCCTAAACAAACACAGTTAGGTATGAACCAAGATAAT